AAGTTCAGCAAATGCCCAACTACAAGCAAATGATACATAGAACCTAATACCTTCTAAGGCATTGGCACTATTCATGCACATCCATAATGAACGCTTATGATCCATCTTATTAGTAGGTCCATTATTGCATGTAATTAGATCATCATAGTATTGTGCTATATCGTTTCCACATTCTAATATCTCTTTTATATCGAGCATGCCGTCAAAAACGACGGAAGGATCAGGATAGATATTACGAATAATGTGTGTATAAGATCGACTATGGATAGTTTCACTGAACGACCATGTTTCGATCCAATTCTCAACCTCGGGTAGAGAAGCGATTGGTAAAAACGCAAGATTTGGTGCCCTCCCTTGGACGCTGTCTAATAGTATTTGTCTCTTTAAATTAGACGTAAAAATATGTCGTTCATGTTCAGTAAGTAAGTCAAAATCTTTTTTGTCTTTACTAACATCAACTTCTTCTGGTCTCCAAAAGAAACCTAATTGTTTATCTGTGATTTTATCGATTGCTGGATACTTAAGTATGTCAAATCTTTGTACATCAACTGCTTCATCTAAGAACATCATTTTATCTAGATGAGATTTTTTATTCTTCTTCAATATTGCCATTATCTATTTTACCTTGGTATCGAAACCGTTTATTATAACCTTTTTTAATGCTTTTCGTAACACCTGGCTTTGTTAAATAACAATACCATTTACGAGCCTTAGTTAAAGCATCCCATTCAGCTCCACCTTTCAGTGGTATTCTTTCTTTTTTACTCATTTAATTTCTCATTAAATTTTGCAGCTATCACAATCCTCTTCGTCTATAACGGATTGTTCTAACTCTGGTAGATCATCCTTGACATTTACATCAACGGATCCGTCGTAAGTATTAAAGTAGTACAATTGCTTTAATCCAAATTGATAAGCCATTACCAGATCTTTAATCATTAAAGACATTGGCACTTTATTATCTTCGAAGTGCTCAGGGTTATAAGATGTATTAACACTTATACCTTGATCTATATATTTCTGCAGAATAGCACAGATCTTAAGATAGCCTTCAGGAGATGTTTGGTCCCATAATAGGTCGTACTTATTCTTAAGATGATGATAGCCAGGAACTACCTGAGCCATCACTCCATCCTTACTCTGTTTATAACTAACTAATGCACGAGGTGGTTCAATACCATTCGTACTATTAGAAATTTGTGCAGACGTTTCCGCAGGCATTAATGCCATTAGCGTAGAATTTCTAATACCATGTTCTACTAGAGAATCTCTTAATGAATCCCATGGTAATGTAGATTTGCGCTTTGTTAAATTATCTACTGCACCTTTATATGTATCATTTGGAAGTTTTCCACCAGCATATTTTGTCTCATCTGAGAGCCAACATGCACCTTTTTCTGCAGCTAAATCAGCAGAAGCTTTAATTAAGTAGTAAGACCATGCCTCTGCATACTCATCGATAATATCATGAGCTTCTTCATTATACTTAAGTCCTCTTTTGGCGAGGAAATACGCTAGGTTAATAATACCTATGCCTAACGGTCTACGATTCATAGTAGAGTTTTTAGCAGCTTTAATTGGATATTCTTGATAGTCCAATAGGTTATCCAAGGCTCTTACTGCAAGTGTACAGTACTTCTCAAAATCTTTAGTATCATCTATTAGACCCCAATTGATTGCTGATAGAGTACACAGACTAATTTCACCATTCTCGTCATCATATGATTCTAATGGTTTAGTCGGTAGATCTATTTCACAACATAGATTACTCATACGAATAGGAGCTTTCTTAACATCGAATGCACCATGCTCATTTGCATGATCGACATTCATTATGTATATCCTACCAGTATCTTTTCTTTCTGTTAAAATCTTTTGAAATACTTCTAAAGCAGACATTGATTTCTTTCTAATAGAACGGACCTTTTCATACTTTTCGTATAAAGTCTTAAACTTATCTTGATCAGCAAAGAATGCTTCGTATAAACCAGGAACATCATGTGGATCAAAGAAGGTTATATCACCTCCACTAATCAAACGCTCATACATTAGTTTATTAAACTGGAATGCATAATCCATGTGACGAACTCTATTCTCTTCTGTACCTTTATTATTCTTAAGTACTACTAAGTCTTCGAATTCGTAATGCCATACTGGTAAATATACAGTGGCTGCACCACCTCTTACTCCACCTTGAGAACATGACTTTACAGCCGATTGAAAATATTTAAGGAATGGTATTAAGCCAGTATGAACTACTGAACCATCTCCTACTTTTGCACCAGCAGCTCGGATTGAACCAGCACCGATTCCAATACCTGCTTTCTTACTAATGTATTTTACTATAGAGGTGGAAGTAGCGTTAATAGAATCAAGACTGTCACCAGATTCGATAAGCACACAGCTTGAAAACTGACGGGTCGGCGTCCGTACACCAGCCATAATCGGCGTAGGTAACGATATGTAAAATTGAGATATTGCGTCATAATAGTTTTTAACCAATGTGGTCCTATTGATTGTTTCATTTGCAAACAACGTAGCGGCTACCATCATGTATAATACTTGTGGTGTTTCGAAACATTGTTTAGTTCTTCGATCTTGTACTAAATACTTTCCTCTGAATTGTTCCATACCTGCGTATGTGAACGTATCATCTCTATCGTATTTAATATAGTTACCTAGCTCTTCAAGCTCATCTCTTGTATAATGAGTCATAATAGCGCTATCGTATACACCACGATCTACGTTATTAATTACAACTTCAACTAATGGTGTAGGTGTAAAATCACCATAGACTTCTTTACGAAGCTTATAGGATATTAACCTCGAGGCCACAAACTGGTAATTAGGTGTATGTTCTGATATAAGTTCTGCTGCGCTCTTAATTAAAAGCTCGTGTATATCGTACGCAGGGATTTTATCGTATAATTGTATATTGGCTTTAATTTCAATTTCTGATTGAGAGACAGAAGTGATTCCATCTGTAGCCCATTCAAGGACTTTATGTACTTTTTCTAAATCAAAATCTTGTAGTGAGCCATCTCTTTTAGTGACATGTATCATTGATATTTGTATTCCATTCATAATATTAAGTTATATTATAACACAGTTATGTGCTATTGTAAAGGTTTATTTAGGCTTTCGTGCTAAATGTTTTGATACTGCTTTGAGATTAACTTCCCACAAGGTATTAACATCTTCTTCAATGCCGTCTATCCTATCTACCAATGGAGCATAATCATCAAATCCGTCTAAGCCACACTTGTGATGTGCCATAGATTCTAGTACATCTAGACGCTCAGCGACTAGAGGGAATTGGCTTCTAAACTTAGCATCTTTCTTTGCTACTTCTAAATCATATTTTTCAGCAAAATGCTGCATGAATTTATCTAGCTGCTTTTGAAACCATATACCAAAGTTAGTATCTTCGAACCACTTATAAAAGGATGAACCAATTACAGAACTTAATATAGACTTAAGTGAAAGTATAAGCAGAAAATACATTATTTTTCCTTTTTAAGTTTGTTTAAAGCTTTTACATAATTAGGCATACCATGATCTACAACGCCATCAAAGAATTTCCATCTTTTCCAAGATTGTAGAACACCAGCAAAGAAGTCATTCCAAGTTGGTTTGTCTTGTTTAATACCATCTTTATTAAAGTATATCATCTCACCATGATGTCTAAATCCTAACCATGCTGGTGGGATTCTACATACGATATCGTTATTGTTCATGAATCTTTTATGAGGACACGTAATGTTCTTTATAAATCTTGGTCCTCCGACTCTTGGCGAACCAAAGGTGAAGAGTTCTTTAGGCGGATAACGTGTGGCACTAATGGTAGCCATAGCAGCACCCAAACTATGCCCAGTAAAATATACATTTTTTCTTACCTTTAGTTGGTCATTATGTTCTAGTTCTTCTAATAGGTCCATCCATACATCGTCGACTTCTTGTTTAAAACCACCGTGAACTTTACCACCTGCTACTGCTGTGTTCTTAACAACTTTAAGATCAGCCATCACATCGTTTAATTTAGATGGTTCAGTACCTCTAAAAGCAAACCACATATCAGTACGATCTTTAACTACTAGTACTTCTGCTCCGTCTTTTGAAATTAACTTAGCTGATGGAAACCCAAGCTTCTTACAATCTGCTTGTGCAGCCTTTTCACTCTTATACGCAATGGCTGATAACTTAGCAGCTATTGTAGACTTTTCCCACATACTTTCTTCTTTTTTAATCATTCTATTTCTCCAATTTAATTTCAACTGCTGCAGCATCTTTATCATTTATCGTCACATTCCTATAATATACTATTACTTCACCTAGTTGGTTGATATATCTTTTTAATTCTTGCATATCTTCTGCCATTACTTTATAGTCACCTATAGTAGTAGCGACAAAAACTATCTCTCCGTTATTTTGTTCTTTCATCTCATCCATGAAACGATCTAGGTATGTATACCCTTCTGGCCATGTAGGATTTTCTGTATCTTCTTTAGCACATGCTTTAGGTCTAAATGTCTCATGAGTGCCATCGTCTTTTACAATGTGTTCACCCTTCTCATTTAGTTTCATCTGCTTTGCGCAAGGGTTAGCAATCTTTGCTTCAGATACTACATACCAATTTGGAGCAGTTAGGTCTACAGGTCTTGGTAGATCTGGCTGCATAATTTCTATTTCGATCGGCTTAGAGATAATCTCTATATTCTTAGTTCCTAATAGAGAACATCCACTAGTCGTTAGTAGTAGTATTGCTAATATTGTATAATTTCTTAGTATCATTTTCTAATCCCTCCATCACGTCTCGACTGCCTTTGTTAAATCTATTTTCCATCAGTCCTGGCTTTTTAATTGCCAGCATATCTAAATTATGTCTTGAGAATATCGATAAATATTCAGCCTTTTCAGCTTCAATAGCTGCATTTACTCTACCCATATTAAGTAAAGCTTTTCCTTGTTTTTCGAAGGATTCTTTCATCGCTTCGAAAGCAGCTTGTTGTTCAGCTACAGCACCTACTAGTGCTAGATTATTAGATGCTAGTGTTTGATTTTCTTGGTATAACCAGTAACCACCCAACCCTAGTACTAATATGATTCCAATTAGTAATTGATTCATTAGTCTTGTTCCTCTATCTTATAGTTTAATCCTTCTGCTCCAGCGAACTTAACTCGTCGGCCATGTTCGTCTATGAAGACTAGAATTTTTTCTTTTTCAGTTATTATTTTTGGGACGTTTCGAAAGACTTGATCGTCGGCATCGCCGTAGATAGCGTTGTAAGATACTGTTACTGTATGGAAGGTTTGAAACCATGATTTAATCCATATCCAAAGATTTTTTATGGCAATTCGTATTCTACTTAGCATCATCCTTTTTGGCCGCTCCATCAGTTCTTTTCATTATCTTCGGTTTCTTTTTCTTTAGACCGTATTGTAGAGGAGTCGGATCGTATTTTGCACTTGCAGGCATACTCACGCCTCCACCTCCAACTGAGTTGGCCGCCATTTCCCACATTTTAAATGTTTTTAAATTCATATAATTATATATAGTATAACATTATCGGATAATGTCGTGGTTGGTGATAAATAGTTGTTGTTGTGTTAAAGCGTGTTTTACCTTATAGACATTACAACCTAGAAAATTATCATAGGGATCAGTTACGTCTTCTACCACGACTTTTGATTTGGTGAGTCCTATTGTCTCGCCAGTAATAGGAGATGCAATGTCTCTTACCAACATATAGGTACCAGGATTTAACTGGCCCTTGTCATTTTGGAACCATTTGGATTCCTCTAACTGTAACTGGTCCCAATCTTCTCCTTCCATTTTAGCCATAATCTTTTTGATTTGGCTTTCACTCATGCCTGTATTTTCTTTAATAAGAAATAAAGCAGTAGCGTACGAAGCTAGCTTGTTTGCAACTCCGCCAGGAACTAGGTTGATTAATCTTTTAACATTAAATACTAGTCTATGAAATATAGTATACGCTGATTTTTCTGCAGGAAGTTCAGGCTTACGAACCTTTTTACCTTTTTTATCTATGATACCATAGTCAAAAGCTTTCATCTTCTCCCATGGAGTAACTAATAACTTTAAGAAACGAAACGCATAGAACATATCACCGGCTCTCGACAGCAATCCTTCATTGATTTGTTTCTTGCTAGGAATCTTTATCATAGCTTTCTCAGTACCTCTACTATTCTTTCGTCCATTCCGATCTCAACCTTATCACTCAATGGTAAAAAGTGCAAGAATACTAAGAATGGTTTAATGAAATGATAGTGTTCAGGTTCAACCTTAAACCATATCATCTTATTTGCTGCTTTTATACCAAAGACATTATAGATAACTATTAAGTGATTTAATATTAAGCGCTCTTGGAGATCTTCATGATCTGCATATCTCCTTAACAAGCGCTTTATATATTTAAATCTACTTAGATCATCTTTAAATTCTTCGATGTCCATGCATTCCGGGTTATTATAAGCTTGAGCCGCGAACAGCTCAAAGTTCTTATTTGTCAGTGTGTCAAATTTATTATCCATAATATTATATATAACCCGCAAAGGCTAATGCTTATTTGTTTAAATAAGGACCATTAACTTTAGCTTTGTACTTCTTAAGAATTTTTTGTACACCTGAATCTTTTGCAAATTTATCAAGTGAAGATTTATCACCATAAAATTCTAAAGAAGCTGGAGCACTATCACCACCATCAAAGCTAGATATATGCATACCCTTAATTTTGCTAATGGTTTTATCCATAGCACTCATTTCGCCCTGATTAAATCCAAAGTCATCATCGAATTTATTAGATGTATTGCCCTTAACAACTTCAATATTCATTGAAGCTTCAGCTTTACGGTTTCTATCTTTATAGTTCTTAAGGTCTTTAACACCTTCAGCTAGTTTTGATCTTAATTGTTTAAATGTATTCATCTTACGCTCCTCCTGAAAAGCCGAAGGTATCGGATTTAGTTACACCGCTACCCCATTTATCTTTTAATTTTTGCATGTATTTTTTTTCGCTTTCAATATTCTTTTTCCAGCCATCAATTCGGTCTTGGCCACCAGATTTCATTTTAAATTTACTACTTTGAGTATCAGAGATGTTTTTTCGTAAAGTTTCGAGTTTAGCTACTGAATTTGCATATTCTTTTGCCGCTCTCTTAACATCTTCATTTACATCTTCTTTAACACCATCTTTCCCAGGTTCTTCTTCTGAGTTATAATTAGCATCTACGTAATCAAAGAATTCCTTCTTTCTATCACCTAGTTCTGATGGGTCTTTAACCTTAAACTTTTTCAAAGCTTTTTGGAAGAATGCTTTATAAGCAGCTTGCTTATCATTCATTTCATCTACAGTACCTTCGTATAACTCAGGGAATAGATCTTCCATATCGTCTGAATCCATACCATACATGTCTCCACTTAGGAATGCAGCAATATCTTTCTTTTCACCACTAACATCAGCAGTGCCTCTGCCAGTAAATTTGATTTTAAGCTTATGCTTTTTCTCAGCATTCTTAGCATCAGTCTTATCGCCAATGTAATCTATATCGATTGTAACTTTACCTTTACCTGTTTTCTTAACAGCTTCGTTAACGTCATCATCTTCTTCGTCATCTTCCTTTTGGTCCTTAACGAGATATTTCTTACCAGCTACAACAAAGTCTTTATCGCCATTCTTACGAGCAGCATTAAGTTTACCTAGGAATAGGTTACCCTTTTCATCGACTTCTTCTTCATCATTTTTTTTACCATTCTTTTTATCGATGGCTTTTTGAAGAGCGGGTGGTAAAGTACCTTCAGCACTAACTTCACCTTTGTCGTTAGCTCCAGTTTTCTTAACAGCATGTTTAGCTTTGAATTCCTTTTCGCCTTTGGCTTCAGGTTCTCCAGCTTCTTTCATTAGATCAGTATGATTCTTTTCAGCATAAGCTTCAGCTTCATCTTTTGAATCAAATGACTTTACTACTGTGCCGTCCATTTTTTTGACTACGTATGAGTCTCCGTCTTTAGAAACGTGGTCTGTCGACTTCATCTCCGCAACCGGCTTTTTTCCCTCTAATACATCTTTGACAGCGTCAGCAATATTTAGAGTTTCTTTATCATGCAATTTCATAGGTTCCTCCTTTATTGCAGTATTAGCATTCCAGTAACGGTGGTTGCGGCTGCAGCCATTACGATCCAGAATATTTTGTTAATTATATTTATAGTAGTAGCATTACCTTGTACTTGCTTTTCTACCAGTTCTAATCTTCGTTGTCCATCAACTAACATGTCCATTTGTTGATGCATAAATTTTTCAAGGCCCATAAGCTTTTCTTCGGCCCTTGCTAGTGATATAATAGCATCAGATAATTTATCTAGTTTATCTTCTATTCTATTTAATCTAGTCGCTTGAGTATCATTTACCATTATTTAACCAACCTTTGGGCTTCTTTCTTATCTAATCCATATACATCTACCAACCACTTCTGAAGGCCAGTTTTATCTTTGCTTTGGACTACTAGTTCGTTTTCTCTCTTATCCCAGGAATCAATATAAACTCCATCATCTTCCCAATCTACTTCGTGGTCTCTTGGATCGCCCATATCAAAATCTAAGGTTGCTTTAAATAATCTTGCTTCTTTAATTTCAAAATGCTCTGCGAATTTTTTCATTCCAGCATATCTCTTTGTTTCTTTTGTTGAGCCAGCCATAGACCCAGTGTATTTACCCATGACTGTGCCAGATGAAATATACTTTTGTAAGATGGTTTTTTGTTTTGAATTAATCTTCATAGCATTGTACAAAGCTTCTTTCTTATCAGACAATTGACCTTTGTAAGGTTTCTTAGCTGCATAGATTCTGCTAGATTTAACATCCCCTGCTGCTCTTCCTACATATTGGGCATTTACTTGACCATGGTCCATATAGTCCTTTAGGATATCTTTCTGAATCTTATTCAGTTTCATTGATGCACATAGTTCATCAAGGTTTTTACCCCAAGCTTCTTTCACAATAGCTTGCATATATTTTACTGATTCATTGTTTACTTTGTATAAAACATCAGCTACTGTTTTTTCTTTTGAAAGACCTTTTTTCATTGACTCAATCTTTCTGACTGCGCCTGAATAGTTGCCTTCCATCTTCTTAGCAATTTTTACTGCCTGATCTATTTCTTTCTTTGAAAATGCCATTATCTTATCCTTTTTAAATCGATGCCTGTCGCTTTCTTAAATGCTACTATCGCTTCGGGTTCTTTTAACTTATACGTACTAAATTCTAGTTTATCACCATTAATATCAAACCAGTTGTCATATGATTTCCAGTTCATTTTCTTTTCTAAGGCCGAAGCTGCATCATTGGCATACGAACTAGAATTGAATTTAATCTCAGGCCAGCGGTAATCATTAATGTCATACTTTGAAACTTCATTAATCTCCACAGACTCTTTAACACCTTTAATTGCGAAGTCTACTTGTTTGAGTAAGTCTTGAAGTTTAACTACTTCTGGAGATTTGGTTGTCTTCTTCTTAAACTTAATAAGATCATCAATCTGAGTCAAGAAAGAGTTGCGAGTCTTCCGTAAAGATGCTTTGTCTTTACCGATATACTTATTCTTGTACGATGGAGACAGTGCTTCGTCAACTGATTCACCAATTCCTAGTTTTTTCTTAACCATATCTCTAGCTTTATCATTCTTATCAGGACCTTTACCGTGTTTTGTCTCTAAGTCTTTTTTAGCATCAGCATATTTTTTAGACCTTGCATCTTTAAGTTTTCTATTAGCAACTTTAATACGATCTTTGTCGTCGTCTTTCTTATTAACCTTTGCTAATTTAGCATCTGCTCTATCAGCTTTAGCCGCTGTCGTAAATGGATTTGTTGCTTCAAGAACATCTCTATCCATCCAAGCTTCAAACTCATCAGTATCGTCAGTCTTAACCTCGCCGTTATCTAGTGCATAGTCCATAAAGGCTTGATTAGCTTTACTGTTCTTAAAGTAGCCATCATTCTCGTATTTCTTAAGGTCTGCTTTAAACTTTTTCTTTAAGTTATTAAGTTCACGGTTTTCATAAACTGTTTCTTCCTTAGTTATCTTAAAGGAATCTGCTGAAGCAGCTTTAAGAGCAGGATCTTTCCACAGCTTCATAGCTTTATTAATTGCTTCAAATCCAGACCGAGCTTTTACTGTTTGCTTATCACCCTTCTTAAGCTTATTAACCGGCTTTTGAACTGTGACTGTCCAAGTATTCATTACTGCTTCTGCAATTGTGCTTACTTCTAATTTTAATTGGTGAAATGTTTTCATATTTTTCTCTTTATACTTTAGCGGCTAGATCTTTATCAGCTCCGCCCCATGTTCCTTTGCTTTTAGTAGCAAAAGAATTGACTCTTGCTAACCCCCATTGTGTTGGATTAGTGCCTGGTCGATGGCTTGTTTTCCAAGCGGCATATCCTCTATCGAATACTTTCTTTAATATAGGATAAGGCATTCCAGTCTTATCAGCCTTTTTTTGTAACGAAGCTTTAGCACCATCTTCTTCCAAAGAATCTCTAAAGCTTTTAAAACTATTTTCTCCAAACTTCTTCTTAAAGTTCTTTGTATGTTTACTTTCAGGTGCATTATCTCTTGGCTTGTCATGCTTCTTCTTTTCGCCAGGAGTCATTTCTTTATATGAAGAAGTAAGTTTGTCTGTACCAATCTCTTGAACTGCTTCAATTAATTCAACACCTTCTAACCATACTCTTTTCTTTTCTTCACCTAATTGTACTATGACATAATTAGTTGCACATACTTTAATAGTACCAACTTCATTAGTGGCTTTAATGATTACTTCATTGCCTTCTTTGAATAATGTACCATTAACATATTCTTCTCTGCGATCAGATACTTTTTCTAATTGAACATGTTTTCTAAAATTCTTTGATTCAGATAAACCCATTCCAGCTCTTACTGCATTAAATAGATCTTCTATTTCCTTATAACCCTTAGGCATTCCTGTAGAAAACAATGCTAGATCATTTTCTGATGCTGCAGCTCTTAACTTAGAAGCTGACATACCTTCTGCACCTTCAGCATCTGGATCTCTTTCACCAGCACTCTTGACTGTAACACCACTTTCAAATTGATAGAAACCATGTCGGCCTTTAACACCATTATATTTATTAAGTAGCTTTTCAAATTCTATAACTCTATCGCTACCAGCAACCATAGTTACTGATGTATAACCTTGATCATATAAAGCAACGACGATATCCATTGGTTGCTTAATTCCTTTATCTGCCATAATATTTCTAGCATGCTTAGGAAACATCTTTCTTAAAAACTTAACTTTGTCTTTAAAATTAAGTGGATTCTTCTTAGCGTCTTGGCTTTGTGATGGATATATTCTATACGCTCCACCTCTGGATACTTTCTTAATAGCATCCATTAATTTTTCATGGCCAATCGTAGGAGGATTAAACCTTCCAAATGCAACAGTGATATCACTTTTATCTTCTTTTAAATATGTTTTAAATGTACTAATCATAATATACTATGCATTCCCTTTAGGATCTTTGATTTTCTTCAATTTTAGTTTGTCTGCTTTCTTAACGGAAGGCAATAGCTTTTTGGCTATTCTTTTAATAGCTCCTTTCTTTTTGTCTAATTTTTTTTCTAGGTCAGCACGTGCCGAATAACCAAGGTCTGCTTTATTCTTATCTTTAAGAATTTTCTTTATAAGAATATTGCGTGCTTGCTTTTCAGCTCTAGCTTTGAGTTTTTCTGGGGATGCTAATTTTTTTGCGGCTTTCTTTCTGCCTAGCATGATCTTGGCTTTATTTTTCTTGAACGCAGCTTTCATCTTCAACCTTTGAGAGGTTGTCATCGCTTCGTTAAATTCTTTAAATGAATCCATTATCCTGGCTTACCCATATTAGTTAGGACTTTCCCAACCTTTTATTATATCCTTGCTAAAGTTGTTTGCAGAAAATTCTAATCTGTCAACAAGTTTAACCGCTCCACCTTCCATACGATCTATGGCAACAAAACCCTCTGGGTTGGTTACCTTAAATCCGGACTTAGTCTTAACAAACGTACCTATTTTGTTTAGACCATTAAGTTTATTTATAATAATTAATTTGCTATCTACCACAGAATTTTGCAAATCGAACACATTTATTAACTTTTTTTGATTAGATTTACTAAAAAAGGATAATATGGCCTCTCTTTGCTTGTTTTTATTCGCTTTACCTTTTTCAGATGATAGCTTATCAATCTGTTTCATGTATCTATCGTTAACCCAATCGATCAATCCTTTCACATGAGCGGTTGTATTAGTGATTCTTTCACCTTTACGAACCTTGGTATTATTATATGTGTTAATCAATAAGTTTAATTCTTTATTAGATTCAATCTCTTTAAGCGTTGTGCCTGAGACTGTTTTAAATATTTTACCAGCATTTGATAAGTACTTAGTTACTTCTTCTGTTTCTTTTGCTGTCATAGTAGCGCTACCTGATATATCTGGTAATGTTGCATCTACTTGCCAAACTTTAGAAGACTGTTTAATTCCTGGAGTAATTAATTTTCCAAACTCAGCTTTCATTGTTTCGAATGTTCCACCGCTGTATGTTGTATGCCACACAATACCAATCTCAGCTTTTAATATCTCCTTTGCTAGACTCGTACCGGTAGGAACAGCGTACACAATAGTATTAGGGTGAAAAGTGACATGACTAACGCCGTTTATGTTCTCTGATTTAACATCGGCTTTATCAAACATAAAATCACCTTGTATAACATTAGTTATACCTAAGTCTTTTAGATTATCAAACGCCATTTTTAATTTCTTAGATAGATCACCTGACGTATCAGCATCGATCTCTGCATGGTTCTTATACACCTTTGGATTGGCATTAAAGATACCTTTTTTCGCCACAAAGAATTGACCATCTCTTGGATCCATTCCTGCGAAAAGGGCGGGAGCACCGTCCCATTTAACCGTAACGTCGACTGGCGCCTTCGCGTTACCTGATAGCATATCTCTTAAAGCTCGTAATGCTAGGATTGCCTGGCGTGCTCCCTTAACTCCACCGTCTAGAACTAAATCCTCAATATGTGTCATATGAGTATTTTTCTGAGCGGCCTCGCTAATAAGTTGTCGTTTAAAACTCAACATTTAATTATCCACCGGAGCGTTTGCTCTCCATTGATAACATGACCAATACTTCGCTTTCCATTTAGGTCCGGGAGTATCGCATCCATGTCTTGCTCTAAAACTCTTTCTTGCTTTCGGATCGTCGCGATTGATAGACATCTTAGGGTCACCAAATCTAACTACGACAACTTTACCCGATTCGTTCTTAACGTACACTTTAAATTTTTTGTTCTTATTTTCAGACGTACGAATAGGATCGTTAAGTTTAACCTTACGACCTTCATGCTCTGACTCTTCAATCACGACATCGTGACAGGATTCACAGCAATAATCCTTTAGTGTTTTCATTAGGTTCCTTTAATAGTTCTAACTACTTTACTAATGATCATTTTTAAAGCAGCTTGATAAGCCCAACCATAACCAAAGAATACGTGGAATGTGTGGTTCTTTTCGATTTCAGATTTAGGACCAAATTTCTTAGTCCAGTTATCCACCCATTCACCTTTGTATCTTAACACTGCATGAGATACTTTCCACTTACTTGGTCCTACACTACAAATTCCAGCTTGGTGAGTGATTAACATCCACCACATTTTTAAATGACTTTCGCCACATAATCTATAAAGGATTGTAAGACTATAGTCTTCGCAATCTCCTACATATTTACCCTCAGCGTCTGGCGAGTAAATGATCTTCCAAGCATCAGCCATGCCATATTGGTCTTTATCTTTACGATATTTCCACTTACTATTAAATGATGATACTATTTTATTACGTTCTTTAATTTCCATTCTATCCTCCGAATTCGTGGCCAGCCACTCTTTTCATTTGCTTTTTGAATTCAGCAAAGTCTGGTTTAGTTTTATACAATTTGATAGTAACTTCTGCTCTATCCTTTCCTTTAATTCTATACTTATATCCATTATTTATGTGATCTGTATCAGTGGTCTTTACGACTCTACGTTTAAACCCATCTTCCCACGGTTCACTCTTATCAGTGCCTTCATCAACAGGAACACAATTAGGAACGTTTTTACCGTTCTTCTTTTTCATTCCTACCTGCTTATATCCAGGCCAACATGGTCCTTTAGCTTCAAAAAAATCTTTAAACGGCTTCATTTCTTTTTAAGCTCGTATCTAAATGTTTTGCCTTTAGCTTGGTTTGTTTTAGTAACACCCCAACCAACTATTGTACCCAGTTGTTTCATTAACACTAAAGCTTTTTCTGGATTTTTGTCTGCCATCTTAGAGAATACTTTTTCTAACTCAGTGGTAATAGTTTTAAAGATCTCTCTATCTCCCATTACTAACGGAGCTTCATCTAAGGGTATATTAGTAGCTGTCTCTATGATTTTTGTTTCTAGTGTTGTATAGTCTTTCATTATTGATATACCTTTACGTATGCGCTAGAGTCTTCTGATTTTGATCCAGCATAATTAACAATTTTTGTAATCCATCTATTTGCTTTAGGTCCTGTATTTTTATCTACATTATATAATACAAACAAACATGCTAATTTAGATCCAATCCAATAAACATCCTTTGCTGCAATCTCTTTTTCAAACGATTCATATGATTCATTCTTATAGAAATGATTATACATACCATAGAAGTCTTTAAGAGCTTTCTTATTCTTCTGTGTAATCGCCTTAGCTATCTTATTTATAGCTTTATTATCAGGTATTTTTTTCCTAAAAACTTGTTGTGCTGCATCAACCATGATACCAAAACCAGCTCCACCGCCTCTGGCTGTCTTAAGTCTGATCTCTGCTTTAATAGCACCACCGGCAGAACCTGCTCTTAGATCTAATTTACCTTCATCAAAAATAACAGTAGCACTCTTATTAGTCCAAAAGGTTCCTCTCTTTTCGCCTTGAAAGAGAATAGATTTTATTTTATGATCGTCAGTATCTGGTGGTAGTTTAATATTATATTCTTTAGCTTTGGCTGTCTTCTTAACAAGTTTAAGAGATATAGCAACTAGCTTTCTATCAACAAAGTTTTGTAATAGTCCTTTATTATAACTTGTAATACTTTCAACATTAAGTTCTTTGCTAATATTAAGATTTTTATCGATAGCCCAGATATCTCCAGGATTCCACTTATCATCTTTGACTGGACTTTGATCTGAATTTTTGTATGCTACGTTTTTAAGAGCGTATATAGCATTCATCTCTGTACTGTTTCTGTGCAATTTATGAGACTTATTAATATATCCCTGCTTAATTAGAAGTACTGCTGACTCGTATGAAGAATGAAACCATCCATCTTCTACCGATAATACTTCATCAAATGTAGCATCAACAGAGACAGATTTAAATGCAGCTTTAAGAATAACGGGGTCTGTAAAGAATTCTTCTGATTGTATTCCATGATCTAACATGGCTTGGCATAAAACGCATTGGTGTGATTCTGTTACTTTAGTATTGAGTGTGCCACCTCCGGCTCCACCTCCACCACCAAATACTGCACTCTTACCAAGATCTGAAGAACTAATAGTCTTACCATCGCCGTGCAAGTTGAATGGCTTTCCTAGCTTTTTAAATATTTCTATTTGAGATAAAGCATCATCAATTTCAGTAACAGTAAACGTACCGCCCTTAGCTAATTCTAAAGCTTTATTATCTTGTATAAGTCTTTTTAAAGTGTCTAAGCGATCTTCACCCGTAACTGAGTTAGGTTTTTTTAATTCCGAAGGAATTAGTTTTACTGCTTCTAATACTGAACCCAGTTTATATTTTTTAAACGATAACATAGATATACCTAATTTATTATACTATTTATACATTCTTAATCTTCTTCTGAGATATAAAACGGGTTAGGTCTAAGTTCTCCAGTTTTAGAAGTGCATATTATGTTTTGTTTATGCAGTACTTCTAAACAAGCTTCAGCTCCACTTTTCATTCCAAGTTTAAATGAAGACCACGCTAAACCAAAAGCACATCCAAAAATTATAGTATACTCAATCATGGCTTAAGCCTAGCTTTTCTACTATAACTTGGTAACCCTTTTCTTTCATTCGATGCGCAAATACCGCAGCAGTTTCTTCTAGTTCATAGACATATTCTGCTACGGTAAATCCGTTCTTTTTTGCTGTGACTTTAAAAATCACCAGAAGCAACCTGCAAACATTTCAATCCTTTAGCTCTCCACATGTCGACGACTCTTTGTCTGTCATCTAAGACAAACTTAGTAGACCAAAATGGCTGAACATTTTCTTGAAACATTTCCCATTTAACAATCGAGTCTTCTCTTAAGTCATCATCTTTACGAGTAAAGATATGATCGAAATCTACTTTATGATCTTTCAACCATTGTTTACAAATAGATGTAGAAGAGGCAGGCCTTGCAGTAAAGATAATAATAGTATGATCTGCAGAAAATCTTCGAACGATATCTGCAACAACAAGGTCTAATCCATCTTCACCAGCACGCTTCCAATCGTAAGGATCTCTATCAGTGAAACCCTCTCTATGGCATAAAGTACCATCCATATCAACTAAGATAGCTGATTGAGATGGCATGCTATGTGCTTCTGCTTTAAATAATTCTGCTTGTGTCATTAGTGACTCCTTAAATTTCCGTTCTTATACACACCTTCAAGAAAATGATTCTCTTGAAAGTCTGCAATGTCTTCGAAAGCTCTACCATACGTGTGTGTAATTTGCTCTCTAATCCAAAGGGATAATAGTGCTTGATCAAAATAATAATCCATATCACCCTTTTTGGTTGTCATGAGTTTAAACTCATTTTCGTTGAGATCAATTTCTACTGGATACGTTGTTGCGATGTGCTCAAAGCATACAGTAAATTTATCGTTAGTTAATTCGATGGGATCTCCTCCACCGAATAAATCGTGTTGAAACATCTTAGTCATCTTAAACTCCCGTCCATCTGACTCTAGCTTCGTTATAACCTTCAAGGATGTTACCTCTTGCAAAGTTAGTAGCTGGAGCGTTATACCCAGCAGCCATTAACATATCACCAATTTTAAATTTCTCATTAGTCTTATTATCGATGGCTTTAGGTGATTTTTTAACGATGAATCCGACAACAGAAGATCTAAGACTTCCGTCGAAATCGCTCTCTTCTGTCTTAAGAAGCTTGATGTAATTACGACCTTCTTCGAAGATGTAGTGAATACCATCCATTCTTTCGTCTGCATAAGCTTCAGGATTGTCTCCAGCATATTCGCTTTTAACATACCAGCTATGCAGGTTGCCACGCATAAGAGCGAGGAGGTTGTTTGTTTCAGTTATTAGTTCTTTCATAATGTAGTTCCTTATCATTTAATATAGGTATATTATACCATAGTTTTCATAGTATGTACACCCTTTTATGCATTTATTTTCACTTTTTTTAGATCATTTGGTTATAAAGGAGTAAAAAGTGTGTCTATTACTTGTCCACAGGCTTTGGCTATATCAATGTGCTCTTGCTGAGTACCATGAGATCCTCTTAATTCTATATAATGAATCCAGCTTCTTAGAGTACCATTAACATACATACGAGACATAGTTAAACCTTCTGGTAATACAGCTCTTGCTTGTTCTTTCGCAATGCCTGCTTCTATAGCCCAATCGTATGCTGTCTTGCATCTTTCAATAATAGTCTCTTGGTATGATTCCCACAAATAATTAATAGGATCATCACTAGGAACCTCTATAGAGTTTTGTCTATTCTTTGGGTCTTGTAACCTAGCTTCTCGAGTAACAAATTTTAAGTCGTTTGTAGGATCAGCGTATCGTTGACTAAACTCTTGGAAGGAGAAAGAACGATGTCTGAGTATCTGCCGGGCAATATCCCTAGGACAATTGATTTCCATGCACACAGAGACCATTTCTAATGGTGACCAATGCTTATGTTTCATGAGATATTTAACTAGCTTCTCAGCTGAATCTTCATTGTGCTGATTATCTGGATTAGATACCCTAGCACAATAGGCAACCAACTGTAGAACATCGTTTGGTATATCGAAGTCTACAGCTGGTTGTGAGTATGATATAAGTTTCGCGCTCATCATAATGTGTTCAATTCCTTAATTATATTTTTAAACTTCAGATTTAACTAAAGTGTATATTCCCCAAGCAAGACCAACCCAAGCTGCTAGCTTAGCTAATCCACCAAATAAAATAACTGATCCACATACTGCTATGAGACCCATTCCATCTAGAGATGTTCTCTCTGCTACTCTATCCATTATCCAATCTTTTGCTGTTGTTAACATATATTATTCCTCTTATGTTTTAAATTCTGCGAACGTGTTATCTTTATTTTCTCTATCGCCCCACGTCGCAATGGGTTTGTCTGGAGCCATATCTGACATTATATCAGTTTGAGCAGACTCTTCAACATCGTAAAGTTTCATTCTAGCACGATCAATACCAACTACAAATCTTTTATATTTGGTTGGATCGTTATAACGATTCTTCAATTGCTTAACCATCATTTGCCCGAGATCTTCTAGTTCCTCTGTAGATATAAGAGCAAACATTAGATCGGCTGTTGCTGGTAAGCCAAACGATTCCGAAGTATCTTCCAATCCGACATCAGTATTACTAAAGCCGCCACGAGTTGTTTGTGTTGCACTCATAATAGGAAGATTAAACTCTACAGCTAAACCTCTTAGCTCTTCGGCTATAGATTTAATGTAGGTATAACTATTTATACTACCACCTGCTTTCATACGAGACGATGAACATATATTTAAATAATCTAAATATATGATGTCAGGCTTAAAGTTCTTCTTAAGTTTTAATTCGTTAAGTAATGCTCTAAAGTGACCAGTATGTGCTGCACCTGTAGGATATTCTTTTACGATTAGTTTGCCTATAGAACCTTTACCAATCTTTTCAATCTTAGAATCAAATACCTTTTTCGGTAATGTTTCTAATTGTTGAATTGGTAAATCCATAAGGTTAGCATCGATTCTTTCTGCTATTCTTTCTTCAGCCATTTCCATAGTAATATATAGAACATTCTTTCCTAGCTCCAGATTTGCTGCTGCACAATGACACATAAAGAGTGACTTACCTACGCCTGTGCCGGCCATTGCAATGTTCAAGGTCTTATTCGGTAAGCCACCCTTTGTAATCTTATTCATATATTCTAAATCAAACGGTATACGATTTTCTACTGTATTATAGAATTCAAACCTTTCATCAGAGTTTTCTATATAGTCATGACCAATATTAGGGTCAAACGATACTCCTAGAGCATCTGACAATATTTGTGGGATAGCACCATCACCTTGTTCAGGATCTTTGCCATCTATGATTTTAATAGATTCCATTATAGCATTGTATACTGCTCTATCTTTACACCATTTTTCTGATTCTGCTATTAGATAATCTATATCTATATCAGATCGATCTTTCATTTCAGTAATAAGTTCTTGAGTTCTTGTTAGAACATCATCAGGAGCTTGAACTTTTTTAAGCTCTAGCTCTAGGATCTTACCTGATGGTATTTTGTTATGTGTAGTTACGAACTGTACAACCATGTCAAAAGCGACACGGTGTTCATGTTCAAAGTATTCTTTTTTTAGAAAGGGTATTACCCTTCGACAGTACTCTTCATCATTAATCAGATGACTCAGAATGTGTGTCTGTATTTGATTCGTTATTTCCAATTCTTATCACCGGTTTGTTTGTTTTTTCACGTTGCTCAAGGCTATCTGTAATGACATGTTGTAACACACCACCCAGATAATTCTTAAACGTTATATCATTAATTAGATCATCTTCTTCGAAAGCTTTAGAATCTACAACTTGATATGTAAATCCTAAAGTAGCTGTTCCAAGTTCAGGTTCTTCATTAATCTTAACCTGTCCATATATGTATGATACTCCCTTCCACTTTCCAGTGAGAAGTTCTACACCATACCAACCTGCTTCTTCAGATTCAATAAATTTAAAGTCTTTATCACTGACTGTTTTAGTCTTCACTTAAACACTCTCAATAGCTTCAGGATCAAAATCGATTAAAGATTTATGACCAATCTGATATTGTTTAATTAGAAAATCTCTAAACTTATCTGTACCGAGAATTGGTGCCCAGAATGCATCTTCTTTAGTATCCTTTTCTCTTACTTTAGGATCAATTACTTCACCAGTTTCTTGATCGACAATTTGATACCAACCATTAGATGGCTTAACAACAAAACCGCCAGCGATAGCAATATCAAGGAGACCAGAATTACGTTCCACACCACCGTCCCAAGATACAGAGACAGGGATCTTAGACTTCTCTTTAACCATTCTAGACTTTTCGACATTAATAATAAAATCATAACCTTCAACTACCATTCCTTTCTTGTTCTGTCTACGACCCAAAATCCAGATATTATCTGCTGAGTAATAGATACCAGTTCCACCTGAAACTACGGCTTTAGGGAATAGACCCATTTCTTGATATGTATGATTAACTGCCAATAAAGACACATCTTTCATAGTCAAGTAAGGTGTTACCATACGGAATAATCCTTTAATTGCTTTAGCTCTTGACATATCAGCAACAGATTTTTCATTTAAAGCATCTTCTAATTCTTTCTTAGATGCAAGGTTACCAATAGAATCAATGATAATAATGACTTTGTCTTTACGTTCAATTAAATCTAATTGGTTAACTAAATCAAACTTAAGTTGTTCAACATCAGTAATAGGTGTATGTAGTACACGTGTAGTATCGATACCAAATGCTTCGAAGTAAGATTGTGGTGAACCAAACTCTGAATCATAAAATAATAATACTGCATCTTTATGTTCTTTAAGATATGCACCTGCCATTAATAAAGCAAATGATGTCTTAAAGTGTTTTGAAGGACCAGCCAGAACTGTAAGTCCTGATGTAAGTCCACCTTGTGGGTCACCTGATAGTGCAACGTTAATCATTGGCACCTCAGTTTTTACCATACTCTTTTGGCCAAAGAAAATACTATCAGATAATATATCCGTAGTTTTAATCTTTGAGTTTTTATGTAGTTTATCCATTATAGACATTAGCGTGTCCTCCTATTAGGTCTTAATTGACTGTCTCTAGCTTGCTTGCGAGTGCGAGCAACTGCTTCAGCCTTTTTTCTTTTCTTCTTAGCAGTAGGTTTCTCATAGAATTCTCTCTTACGAATCTCCTGCACTATTCCAGCTCTTTCACAAGCTTTCTTAAATTTGCGAAGCGCAACATCAAATGGCATTTCCTTTGCCGGTCTTTTGTCCTTCGGGTTTTGCTTTCGCGGTCTTAAATCTATACTAGGCAACGAACTGATCTCCTGCTTCCCAAGAACAACCGGTTAAACCGCCTGCTTTGAGTGCCTGAATAGTTCTAAGAATTTCATCAGCATTCCTGCCAGTATCTAATGCATTCATTGATGCGTATTGAATAATACCTTCGGCATCGACAATAAATGTAGCTCTGTTACTTACCAAATCTGTGTGATTAATAATACCACAATTTGCTGATAAGACTAGACCTGCATCACATGCAAGAGTATGTTTAATGTTTCCAATGAGCTCATTTGATTGTTTCCAATTAAGCTTACAGAATTCATTATCTGATGATATCCCCATCACAATAGCTTCTTCATTTAATTTATCCATTGCGGCAATTTCCGTTGGACAAATAAAAGTAAAATCTTTTGGATAGAAATAGATTACAGCCCAAGAACCAGCCAGATCATCTGACTTTACTTGAACCAATTGGTTCGCAGAATTCACGCCGTTGAGGCAGAACCCTGGAAATTTTTCATTTACGTTTAACATTTGTTTTTATTTCCTCGTTATAATGTATATTATACCATAAAACTATCTAATTGTACACTGTTTTTTTGATATTTTATAGCTTTTTTTCGATTGTCTTGAATAAGAAAATCAGTATCCACTAGATCAATAGAGCCACTTAGATACTTACTAATTTGCTTACAAACAAATTCTGCGGTAGTCACCGGTACATTTTGGCATATATGGTTTAGTGTTCTTTTTGGGTCAAGCAATTCAAAGTCACTTGGCATTCTCATAATGTATAAAGCTTCTCTTACTGTTAAGAATCTGTCTTCATCAGGATGAGTAAGCATGGTTGGTAAGTGTCCAACAAATGCTCCAATCTTGTCGCTAGGTATTTCAATATTCTTTCTCATAATATTGCCACCAGCTTTTAATTTTTGATACATGGTTAAGCATCTCTTTGCTTCTCTTTCAAATCCGTTTGCTTCCATCCATTCTGAAACTACTCTGTAATTAGTATGTTCTTCTATATAGTCCATTACATTACATGATTTAGTAATCTTGTCACTAAATTGTTTATGAGTTATACCACCTTCAATAGCTTCTAATACGTATCGATAAAATGGATTGTCTGAAGGAGTCTTTGTATTTGTTAAAGCAGACATCGGATCTTCAGTATTATATTCTACTGATCTAATATCTTCTGCTATATTTCCAGGAGCTTCATGAATGTAATCAAATAATGGAACCTTAGAATCTTTCCAAAAGAAATAGAATGAACGATCTCTAGTTTGGCTTAATCCATGGAGTAATGATTTAGTTTGTAATAATGAAAATGTGTATCCATTCTTATAAGCAACTTTTCGTAGTTTTTCAACCACAGGTTCACCCATCTTAGAAGCTAGCCTTGGAGCGTTCTCTCCCCAAAATACTTTTGGTTTAACTGTGCCTAAAACATATTCTGCAGATGTAAGCATCCAATCATTAGCTTCGTTGGTAGAACTTGCTGATACTGATAAAGAACTTAGGCCTGCGCAAGGACATACTGTATTAACTACATCTACGTTATGAGTAGGTTGCTTTCCTTCTGATAGATTATAATATGGTACTTCATTATTATAATAATTAATCAAGTGCTTTTCATTATCTTGAAACCCGTCATATGTCATCATATAATCTGGTCTTTGATTAAACACGTTTTGCATGGCTATTGTTGACCCGCCAATAAGTGGTACTATACTTGCATAATTCATTTTAAAAATTTCCTTGCGGTTGCTAATGCTCCGCTAACTGCCATGTGCATATCGATATAAACGTATTGTCCACACCTTCCTATAAATTGCATTTTAGATTCATCGACCATATCTTTGTATTTCTTATACGTATCTCTATTAGTGCCTTCAACATCTTGAACAGGATAGTATCTTTCCATATTATTATCTTTGTAATCACATGGTTCTTCATATGTAAGAACAGTTTTATAATCGTTTGTGCCATGATTTGCTATATTCTTCCACTCAGTTACTCGTGTAAATGGCCCATCGTGTGTGAAATTAACAGTTCCTGTGGGTAATACCCTTGTCTGATTTAATGTAACGTTATGAAACTTAATAGATCTATATGGTAATTCGCCATGTCGATTGCCAAAGTACTGATCTATTGGCATTGAATTAAAGACATAATCGTAATCACCTTCCATCCAATAATCAAACGATGTTTCCAGTTGGACTTCTATATTTTCATGGTCATATATCTTTTCAAACATTTTAGTATAACCGTCCTTTGGCATCTGTTGATATTCATCGTTAGGAAAGTATAACTCATTGTCATCATCACGTATTGGCACACGATTTATAATTGCAGGATTTAATTCATCTAATGTTTTACCCCACATCTTATATGTGTATGGTCTAAAGAAAATATCTAATACATTCTCTTCACCTACAATTTCTTTTGTTTCTTTATTAACTGGTAGAGTAACATATCGTCCATCATCTAATTGAGCTTTGACTTTATGCTGATACTCTGTCCATTCAGTAAACTTTGACATCCAATCAATAACTGCTTTGTTATTTGTATGAAATAGATGTGGACCATATTTATGAATTCGTATTCCATTCTCATCTATATAATCATATGCATTACCAGCAATATGATCTCTTTGATCGATTACAGTAATGACATGGCCAGCTTCTGCACATTCACGTGCTATAACTGCTCCAGCAAATCCAGCGCCTACTACTAATATTTTCATAGTACTGCTTTTAACTCAGTTTGTTGTTTTTGTTTATCGAGCGGATGTCTAGCATATAATGCTTCTCTTTGTCTTTGAGCTAATTCAATTAACCTTACCAACGTAGCTTCTTCTAAATCTCTTGCAGTTAATTTCGCTAGATCTTCATCACCGTATAGTAACATCATTTCTTCGTATGCGCCAATTAAAATAGAACCAGCATCTGCTACTTGATATGGACGTGCTCTCCACCAACCAGATCCTGCATGAACATATCCAGGCATTAAACTACCCCACTGTTCTGCATATACTTTACACATATCACCTTCGACTAATCTTCGTTGTTTCTCTTTCCTTGAGCCAAAAAATTCAATGTCCCAATCAGTAACATTTTGTTGCTTTAACCATTTCTTAGTCTTACCTTGTACTAATGAAGCAAAGTTAAATACTTTTACTTTATCTTTAGGAGCAACTGTATCTTCTTCTGCAGATAACATCGTAGCTTGTTCCATGAATTCCATATCTTCAATTTCGATATCTCCTCTATTTCCTGGAGTACGATTCCTGTGATATGGATTAGGATCGTATCCTGCTAATAGATCTACAGGGTAATCAATAAGCTTACTCATATCACCACCCATAAAGACTGACAATAACATTGGAGATCTTTTCTCACCAATAAATTTAACAGCAGCTAATAAAGCTTCGGTATGTGGTTCAAGTAATTCAAATGACATATCAGGGTCACACATTTTATTTTGACCAATCGTAAACTCTTTTAGTAAAGATTCTTTATCGATGCATGATCTAATACCATTAAAGATATCTTGAGTTTGCCAATCATCCATTGCTAGAACAAGCTTATGACTTGGTGTAGCATGAACTGCCCATAGTCCATTATAGAATGCTAGTTGTAAAGCTTGTCTTGGAGATGCTAGAAAGCAAATCACTTTATCGTATTGATCTAAGTTTTCACCGATCTTAACTAATCTTTGTTCTACGTCGTGTCCCATATCTTCTAGACATCTAATCAATGAATAGTGAGATGGTACTACTTTAAGTTGTTGTCTTAAATAAAAATCTTTTGTTGTTTGATTCTTATTCATTCCTGTTATTAATATTTTCATAATTTAACTATATCCTTTAATGTTTTTTGTGGGTTCATGAATTTACTCATAAAGGGTACTTCACTTGATTCGTTATCACCTTCTCTACGAGGACCAGAGTTTATTGCAAATACATTTCCATTTTCTTCTAAGAAAGCCTTTGCGTATTCTAATACCGTATATGATTGACCAGATCCTATTGGTTCATAATCTGTATTGGCTCCTGGTTCTTCCATTGCTTGTATTAATGCATCACATAAATCTTCAACATGAACATAATCTCTTACACACGTTCCGTCTTTTGTATTATAATCATCACCAAAAATTGTAAACACACCTTTTTCCATAGCATTAACTGTTGCTGCATATAGACCCTCAGGGTTGTTTGGTTTACCACCACCTACGTTAAAGAATCTAAAAATAGTATACTCTTCGCATTCAGCTTTAATAATATCTTCTGCTGCTACTTTAGATTTAGCGTATGGCGATGTTGGATCGAATGCTGCTCCTGTAGAAGCAAAGATCATCTTAGCTCCAGGGAAATGCTTAATCACATTCCTAGTTCCATTGATATTTGTATCGTAATATTCTGATGGTTTTAAAACGCTTTCACCGACTTTAACAAGTGCGGCTAAATGAATTACACAATCATAAAACATCCAATGATGTGGTAATCCACCTTTTTTTGGAACAGTTCTTATGTCCCATTCTTCAATATTAAATAGATGAATATCGTGCTTTGAATCTTGTAGTTTTTCAACTAGCTTTGATCCAATGTATCCATCACTTCCTGTTATTGCTACTCTCATGTAATCTTTCCCTCAAACTTGTAGTGCTAAAACTATGCTTCCTACTATTATATATGATTTTAATTTTCTGTTGTATACAGAGCTCTTTTCCAGTAAAGTCATTGTTCTTATAATCTTCACCAACAATTCTCATATCGATTGGTAGAGTTAATAACAAATCAATTAGATCTGCTTCAGTGGTATATGTTATAATCTCATCGACGTATTTAATACCAGCCAATTGGATTTGTCTTTCGACAATAGATTGAAGTGGAGCATTCTTTTCTGGACGATCAATAGTAGGATCTGTTTGTAGTCCTACAATTAAATAATCACAATGCCTCTTAGCTTCTTCTAACATCACTACATGACCAGCATGTAATAGATCAAAGCAAGAAAATGTTATTCCTATCTTGCCTTTTTCTTTATAATCCAATCTCAATCGAACCTCACTATACTAGTTATAACTGCTGGACAATGTTTCTTACGAGTAACATTAAACCAGCTCCGTTTAATAAAATTAAAGCTCTATCTTTCCAAAGAATCGCTACTATCAGCCATAGGAATATACCTATAACAGACAAATATAGATCGACTATTACCCAACCGTTAATTCCTCTAATAGACATTGCTGTTAACACAAATCCAGATGCAACCCATTTAATATACCAATCTAAAGTATATTTTGGAGTTGCAGATTTAAAAATTCGCTTACTATTTTTCAGCTCTTTTTCATTAAATTTTTCTCTAGTCATATCGAACCAACTCAGCTTTTACACCAGCTTCTTTAAAAAATTGTTTAGTTAGTTTGAAGGAATCTTTCCATTTATCTGGAGCTCCTTCTTTGAATGGACATATAACTCTCTTTATTCCGACTTGAATAATTGCTTTAGCACATTCGTGACATACAGGTAACCCATACACAAACATATCAGAACCATCTAGTGATACTCCATTCCAGGATGCATTATATATTGCATTCATTTCAGCATGAACTATTCGCTCATACTTACGTTCTCTATCGTCGTAATTAGAATCATCTAATCCTCGAGGATAGCCATTATAGCCTTGAGCTAATATTTGTCCCTTAGTACCTACAGCAATAGCACCAACTTGAGTGCTTGGATCTTTGCTCCACGTAGAAACTTCTTTTGCTATGCCTAGATACCTAGGCCACCAGGTAGATTCTCTCATAGTACTAAATCGAAATGCCTCTCGTATACATGTAAGTTTTGTACTTGCCAATGAATATTGCCAGGTTCTACATGGAGATCCCATGATAATAGATCTAGTATATATTTTTGCCATGCATAATCATTACGGTAACCAAAGATGACATCATTAGATCTCATTTGGACTACTGCATGAAGCTGTCTATCACGAATGTAATACGTAACTGAATTAGTACATATAAAGTCGTTTTTAAACTGATCATTGTATTCATCCCATATAGATGGACGAGTATAAATCATTGAAGCTCTACGAGAATCTGGATTAGAATCTAACTCATCTAACGCACGTTCGTACTGGCATTGATATTTTTCAGACCAGATTAAATGACCATAGTTTGAATTGATTTCACCATGTTCGTTTGCTGTCATCTTCCACGCTTGTGGTGGTTCTTTTTCACCTAGGTAGATATCATTAATATTAGTTGATTGTAATTCATACCATGCAATTTCAGCATCGATATATTCTTTATTAGGTTTACCAAATATTGCTGATTCATCTGCTAGAAATGAAGCACCGAGTAGTTCAATGGTTTTACCACCAGATCTATCTTCAGTAAAATTCTTACTAGCTAATTCAGCAATAAAGTGTTGACGTATGTCATTAATCGTTGTCATTGTTTACCTTCTTTTTATTGAATAAATCACGATCAGGAGCCTGACCTTCCATAGAACCACGTAACCAAGAAACAGCGAACGATGCATAGTTAATCATATCTTTATATGTATCTTCTAGCGATTCGAAGTTAGGGTCACTGTGATGTCCTGCTTCGAGCAGCGATTGTGCACGTAGCATTTTACCATTAATTATATCATGAATACTATCAACGCCTCTACGATAGTGCATCGCTTGAGTAACGTTGGATTCTTGATTTTGGTAATCATTAGATTTTTTGGCTTGTAATTCAGCGCATTCTTGTAAAACTTTTAAACTTTCTTTCATATCAATTCCTTAAATAATATATCTATTATAACATAGTATACAGCAAATGTACACCTTTTTTTTAATTTTGTTTGACCCATTCTGTGTTATTCCAATGGTAACGTCCAATGTATTTATAATCAGGATTATAGACACCCTTTGTCTTTGATGGACTATGCCATACTTCTAGAATTGTTGGCCAGCCGGTCCAAGTTAGCTTTACAAGTTCTCCCCATTTAATAAGGCTACTTTCTAGATAATTCATATCACCTATAACTTTGACTTCAACAGGCTCTCCAAGAGGATTACATACATCTCTGTATTTTCTGTCGTCGTCTGAATAACCGCAGTGAGTCATTAAGAATTGCTCTGCAGCTTGGCCTCTTTTAGTTTGCCATACTAGATGGTCATATGTTCGTTTAACCCATTCACCAGCAATATATTCCTTTTGCTCTCTGAAGCTTTTATTGGTTCTAGTTAAATTGGCTTCTTCTATAGAACGATTATGCCAATCGTCGTAGTCGATTTCTGTTAAAGTAAAATCTCTCATTTGTAAAATATATGGTTATCAATCGTGACTGTACGATTCAAACTATCTGCCCAATAAGGATAGACTGAATCAGCGTGGTAATGTGTAGCACCTTCGGTAAGATCTATTATATTATTATAGTAAAGTAAGTCTTTTGCAATTGACAATGATTTATTCCATGTCTCACTGTCTTCTGGAATATCAGATTTGCCATCACAGAACCAACTGAACTGACACATATTTCTTACAGGAACTGAGGTTCCTTTCCAGTTAGTAAACCACTTAGCTTGATATACTACACCACAAATATCGTTTGGATATTCATCGCTATGAACTCTATTGAGTACAACTTGTGATACTGCAATCTTACCAGCGAGTGGTTGATTACCAGATTCAAAGTAAATATTCTTGGCTAAACAAAAAGCATCTCCATTCTCATCTGATGCTTGTGCATGCGGAGCTAAGATTATGACTAGTAGTAATACTGGCCAAGCTAAAATCGAAACCCATATTAAAACTTTTATAGTTATTTCTTCAAATTTTTCTAACATAATATAATCCTATATATTTTTACTGAATACGAACTCGATTGCTCTTTCAGCTTCTTTACTAATTGGTCTCTTGTGATACCAATTTCCTGTTTCGCTATCCAAATCTCTTATGAGATACTCTACTTCTTTTGAAGTGATAGGATAACCTTTACTTATTGCATTACCTGCAATAGATACCATTAGCTGATACATTGAATAGTACCAACCTTCGCTTTGAGCTTTATACTCTTCCACTTTTCTTTTATTAACGAAAGGACAATCTTTATAGCCTGTCCATGTATAACTTGTATTGTTTAGATTCTTTTTAGTGTGTTCTATAATGCCTTTACGAATAGCTTCTGGCCATCTTGACATTGGATCGTTCGATACGAATTTATGTTTTGACATAATAGTATCTGGATTCATTAACGTACCATCATGTTTATGTATAAAGTTATATGCATCTTTATACTTTGCAGGGATATAATACATACGTGAAAGATCTTTAGTTTGAATATCTCCGATCTCACCCATTTCTTTATTAAGTGCATACCAGAAATGTTTGATTTCATCTGGAGCTACGTCACGAGTGATTGGAAATATTAATCTGAATTTTGGTAATTCAGGTGTCGAGGATGCTGTGCTATATTGAATATGTTTATATTCTTTCCATGGCTCAGCTTCTACTGCTGTATCGACATCAACAGCACACCAACCAGCCCACGAAAGAACCGACGCATTTGAGCGAGTCGAATCCTTTACGTATATAGCAGGACTGATTAGTGGTGCATCTTTTTTGGTAGGATACTTAGTTGATTCAGATAACTTAAACAGCACGGCTTCAAACTCATCAAAGGAATCATAATCCATTCTCTTTAATGTTTTGTTATCGTATATGTTATCAAATATCGTTAAACTTACCATGATTTCCCGTGTGATCTGGAGCAGTCCAGCCTTCTGGTTTGACTAAATCTGGAACGCCAAGGGGATTAGGCCTTGATTCTTTTTTACCAACCTCTTTGTTCATATTAGCTTCTAGTACTGCGTCCCATGCTTTATAAGGATCTACTCCAAAAGCATCAAGCGTTCCTATTGCTACTACACATAGATCGATTAAACCATCAACAATTTCTTCTGCATCACTTTCTAGTACTGCAGTTTTTGTCTCGAGATATTCTTCTTGTAAGAACGCTACTCTAAATTCAAGGAACTCTCTTAGTTTATCTGGGTTAGCGTTAACCCATTGCCTTGTAAGATATTTAGCTTGCATTAAGTGAATATCTTTTACCCAATCTTTACTCATTATACAATAATCCCTGAGGGTGCTGCAGCTGATAGATCAATCGAACTTGTTGCTGCTGCATGTTGTTTAACTAAATCCGCTACTGGGTCAACCATAAACATTACAAATTTTTGATCGATTTCAAATCCTTCGTCAGCTTTTGTATAAGGCATAAAAGGCATAAACCCTAGCTTGCCTTCACCGGCTGGAATGAGAACGATCGCATCTTTAAGAATGATTGTATCAGTATCGATACCATTTAGATCTACATCAGCGATGAGTTCTTCACCGGACGTTAATCTTACTAATTTAATATATTTCATATTTTCTCCATATTAGTATCTATTATACCATAGATACAGGTTAATGTACACTACTTTATGAAAAGAATTCATTTAAAGTAGCAATCTCCTTGGATGTCCAACCAATCGCATTTAAGATTGGATCGATAGCATCAAGGAAAGTTTTTTGGAATTGTAAATCGTAATCGATATACTTGTGTAATCCAAATTCTTCTGGCAAATACTGAGGGAAACTAATTACGTTTTCCTTGATAGCATTTGGTGTTCGTAAGTAAATAAACTTAATCTTTTCTCCGTTATTAATCATTTCATGCTTCTTCTGAAGCGAGAGATCAAGTAGTAGTTTGTTGTATAGTAACCCACCACGAGCATGAATCGGTGTGCCTTTTTTATAGATTAGTAGGTTATCTTTAAAAGCAGCAATGTTTGTTATGCCTCGTGGGAATGCAATCTGATCTGGTGGTAGAGATTTAAAATACGTTTTGAATTGTTCAATCGATTTCTGTACTTGAGTTTCACTGCCTGTAACGATCTCTTTAAAGATAGCTTTAAGAGCA